GTTGTGTATAACGTTCGACAACTGTTTGTACAGGTGAATTCTTTTCTGACCTATCTACACTTGGATCCATTTGTAATCCGCATATAAGATAATCGCATTGTTGCTTTGCTTCACGTAACATTTGTATATGTCCGGCATGTAAGAGGTCGAACGTACTACATGTAAATCCTACTTTCATATTAGTCTCCGAAATCAAACAGGTTATGGAATGTTGTATGTTGCTTTGTATCTTCCAGCGGATAGTTCAACACTCCGATCAAGTTGTCTAGTTTGTTGTCAATAATAGTTTCTGCCATTGCTGCATCATCAAACGGAAGTTCTTTAAACCATTCTGGAATACGTAGCTCATCTGTAGGATACGCAACACTAGTATAACCTAGCGGATTCTGTTTTAGCTTACAAACAATAACTTTCATACCATCAACAATCTCTTGCGAGTATTTGTCACCGTTCATACGCTTCAATGTATTCCAATTAAGACTTGCCCGAACATGTCCAGGCATATTTGCTTTGCCTTGCTTTTCTTCTAACCGCCTGTAGTGTCCAACTTTGTTTGCACGTTTAGGCGAACCTTTTTCAAAGCCAGGCCGTTGTTCGAACTCTTTACGGAATTCAGTAATACGTTCTAGTACTTCTTTCTGGCCTGCATCTGTAAGTACCATTTCGAGTAATTCTTTTAAGAAGTCCTGCATAAACACCGGAGTATCTGATCGACGCAAGTCTAAGCCCATTGCTTTTATCTTACCCGGCTTGCCTTCGCCGTCTGTTCTAAAGCCTTCGATATCATTAACTAATGCTGCATAACGTTTCTTTGTGATATACAAGCCACTACGTGCTACAATTTCTCTACCTGCTGCAATAACATCTGACCGGCTCTTTGGACAGTGAAACGCCTTAACCATAAAGTCTGGAAACGTTGTATTAGCTTGTTCTGCTACTTGGTCATACAATGTAATACATTTTTCAACGTTCCATTCGATATTGCCTGATTCGATATCGTCTTTTAACACTGGCCATGCACTAAAATATACAGAGTCAGTATCACCATAGATAACAGCATCACCAACATGGTTATATTCGCCTGTGATAACTTTATTAACTTCTGCACTCATGTGCTTAACAATTTGTCTGCCAGTTAGCGTAGTCGATTGCCCGATGCGTTTATCAAAGAATCTGCAACCTGGATTAAGAATAGCACCATACAAACTGTTCAAGTTAATTTTCTTAACCAACTGTCGCTTGTCCCAATATTCAATCTCTGCTGCGTTTTCTGCTTCTTTTGCTTTCTTCAACATCTTCTGCATATCTTTACGTTCAGCATACCAACGTTTTAGTAGTCCTGGAATAACACCTTCAAATTCTGTTGTAAATATAGTACCGTTAGCACTAAGCATCCAAGGCATATGACTATCAAAGATTAGCTGATGTATTTCTGCACCACTTAGCACATCACTACGACCATCTTCCCAATCAATAGTAAGTGCAATATCCTTGCGTTGCTCCATAACAGCTTCGTATTCTTCTGTACTAAAGCGTCCTTCCCAGCTACCTGCAAAGCTCTTTTTCTTTAGTCCCATATCTTCAATAACACGATTATCACTAATCTCAGGACGAATTTGTCCTACAATAGTTTCTGGAGCCATATTCAGCGCACGAATCACTGATGGATACAGTGAATTCAAATCCATTGAACCAATCCACTTATGTAACCCTTTCTTCGGAAACGCAACATACGCACCAGCAGCTTGTGTGTTTTCTGTGTCGTCACGTCTTGGACGATTAGGCACTTGTAAGCCTCGGTTATGCGCTTCATTAATAATACCTTGCTCTGTAACAGCAACAGCACCCATTGTTGTTTGTAGCAACACAGTATTTTCGTGTGCAACAGTATTACTCAAATCAATAAATCGCAGTTTCTTATCTAGTTTATCTAGTAGTGCAACGTCTTGTCTGTTGTATTCGATAAACGTTTCAAAGTCGTTGTTATACAGCTGATCTAGTGTGCCTTCATAAACTGTTTTCTTTTCTCCGACTTCAAGTTCGCCAATAGCATCTAATCTATAAGTGTGTCTTTCTTCGTAAGTATATTTCCTATAAAGTTCGAGACTGTCAAGATGTACTCTTCCGACAAAGTCATAAGTCTCAGACATTTTTCCATACTTTTCATACTCTCGCTTTTTAGGTTTCTGGCCCCAAAGACAAAAGCGTCTTATATCGTCACTACTTAATACACGTTTAATTCTATTTACGGTGTATGGAACATCATAACCTTCACTGTTCCAGCCACTATGAATATCGGCATCTTCAAGTAAGTCTAGGAATACTTGTAGCATTTCACGTTCGCCGTTGCCTTCATTGTCGTTTGGAAACAAAATACAACTGTCGCCCCATCGCTTTTTACACATTGCTTCCGCTTCTTCCATAGGCAATCCTTTAGGCGGAACAGCAAGCGTTATAAGAGTACTATCTAACCATTGTAAGCATACAGTGATAGCAGTAATAGGCATAAACGGATCTTCAACAGGAGCAAATCCACGCTCTGGATCAAAGTCTGTCTCAATATCCCAAAACAAAATGTTTAGCTTTGGTGCGTCTTGATTAAGATAGTTTTCACTTAGACACTGAAAGATAGGATTAATATCTTTTTCAAATAAGTTTTTGTCTTTATTAATTGCAACTTCTTTACGGAAGTCTTTAGTGTTCTTACACACAATACGACTCAGAGGATCGCCAAATACACTTTTGTACTTGCCTCGAGGATCCTCATAATAAAATGTATATTTTGCTTGATATTCATGGAAATGTCGCTTTCCATCTTTGCGTTCGACTACTCGAATAATATCTTGGTCGCGATCAAACATCGCATCTACGTATGGCATTCAATTCTCCTGTTGTTTGTGGCCAACTAACCTTCTACATGCTCGTAAGTGAGCGACTCTATATTATATATTATAGTATGAATAATTGCACCATAGCAATTGAATTCATTACTACGAACCATAATGTTAATACGATAGCAAATCCTGCACGACGAATCCACGTACTAATTACACCAAGAATACTTCCTACTAGATACATAGGAATAAAGATCTTAGTTGCAGGATCTAGTACAGTATATGTTAATACTGCACTAGCACCTATCAGCATTACAGCTTCAATTAGTTCGCAATAAAATGCAAACGGTGATAGCTTGTAACTATCTTTAAAAAAGTTAATTATTGCTCTCACTTGTCGTAACCGACAGTTGCAACAATAGTTTCAAGGTCTTCAAACTCGTCTTGATGTCTATCCCAATCACCTTTTTGTGCAACTTTAATTGCCTTATTAATAAGACTCGGCTTTACATTAAGTTCTTCTGCTACTGCTTTAACAGTATCTTTAAGCCCTGCGTTTAAATCTTCAATTTCTTGTAGTACTGTGACGCCTTCTTTAACTAGACGTTCTAGTTTTGCTTTTTCTTCTTGACCATAAACTCTATCGCTCATTTTTTCTCTCCGTTAGTCTGTTAAGTTAAATGCTAAAGTTGCTCTAACAGCACCTTCTTTACTTGGTTCTACTTCATGCTTTATATAGCTTGGAAACAATATAAGCATACCTGCAACAGGCTTTAAGTGTATTTTTGAAGACACGTATTTTGAATCTCCGTGTTTAGTTACAAATTCATGTATAGGGTCTGGATTATGAAATACAAACTGTCCTGCTGCATCGTTTGCTTGAATCCAATATACTCCACTTATTCCGCTTACTCCGTGAGCATGTAATTCGTGATGTTGTCCTGTTTCTCTATAATCCTGTGTCCAGTAACCTAAACTATCTTTTTTTATAGTAATACCCGTTTGTTCTACATATAAATCAATAGCATTTAATATTAAATTGTGTAGCTCAGGCAATTCTTCTAGTTTAAAATCTTTTTCTTTATCAAAAAAATCACTGTATTGCGAATCATTTTGTGGCAATAGATTTTGTTTTAATTTATAATATGATTGCGTACCTTGCATTACAGACTCAGGTACTCTATATGTTAGTACCGGAGTAGGAAAAAGATCAACAATATTCATATCAGTCATAGAAATACCTTTGCTATTGTCTTATTATATAATGTATTTAGGTTAATGTCAAGTGTTAAAAAACTTTTTTATTATCAAATGCACGAGCCCATCCAAAGAATTGTGCCTTATAGTCCGAATGGTCGTCACTTGACAAGTTGATCCATTCATCTTTGCGCTGCCATAATTTAACAGCACCTTCATACCAATCTGTGTTGTCGATGATGTTTTCCAAACGCTCTTTGGCAGCGTATGCTTCATCTACATTGTCAAAGTCTTGTTCGATGTGTATCACTTCCATCACAAGATCATGTGTAACAAAATCCAAGCTAAAGTCAATACCCCATTTGGGTTTGATGTTTAGTAGTTTTTGTAGAATAGGACGCTGCTTACAAACTTCTTCTATTTGCTCTCTTGCTTCACCGTCAAACGCATAGCGTGTTAGCAGCATACAATGATCCAAAACCAAATTAACTTCGCTTTGATCTGTATCACGATACCATTCCTGTACAGGTGCAATATGAAATTGTATTTCTCTGTTAAGTTCTACACCGTTTGCTGTATAGTGCAAGTGTTCTAATGGAGTAGGAACTTCATATCCGTCTTTGTCAAAGTCTTTGAACGGAAGTGTTTCAACTAAACTTTGTTCTATTGGATGTGTAAGATAAGGTGTATCAGTAAATTCTGGTTTAAGATTTACTAGATGCATTTAATTAGACTTTTTATTAAGTGCCGCCCATAATTGGTCTTTGATAGATTCCATAGATACGTTACCTTTATGTTTTTCCTTACGTGGAAGAACTTTTTTCTTATCTTTATGGGCTCCAGCAGCACCACTACTACGGATGCCTTGCATTGTTTTACTATTAGGATCTCTAGGCTTTGGCATTTGTTGTGCCTCGGCAGTATCAGCTTCTATACGTTTCATAGCAGTCATAACACGTTGTGTTTCTTGCGGGTCCATTGCCATTAGTTTTTGAAATGCTTCACTTAGTGCTGCATCGTGAGTTCTCAAACTAACACCTTTTCCTGATTTCACATTATTAACCGCTTGTGCAAACATACTAGGGTTACTAACACCTATCATCTTGCCTAACTGTTGTCCTGACATACTACCTTTGAGTTTTTGTGCAGGCTCAGATTTATTAGATGCTGTTTTATTCGGTGCAGGCTTTTTAGGATCTCCGCCAAATGCATCTGTAGTATTATAATTAGAAAACCCTTGCTGTATAGAATCATAAGGACCTTCATCTATGTCAGCTTCGCCTACTAATTTATCTTTTAGTGGATGCTTAGTTCTACCTGGTTCTGCACTAGGCATTGGGTCTTTGCCCTTCGCCTGGCCTGCTGACCCCATCTTTTGTTTTTCATCTATGCGAATACCGGCAAGTGCAGCAAAGTCTGCTACGCTATCAATGCCTAATGGCATACTACCTTGTGGAACATCTACACTTTCAGCTACATAATCTTTAGTTGGAGGAACATCTGCTCCGCCACCGTTTGCCTGTGCTGCTAACTTACGTAAGTCTTCAGCAGGATCACTTGGATCCATTTCAAATAGTTTATGTTGTAGTGCGTTGAAATCCATTATTTTTTTTCCTTATATGCCGCGGACCAATCTTCATAGTATTGACTTTGTAATAATGGAGCAGCAAGCCCTGCCATATCGCCAAATTGATTGATCATATTAGGTAAATGATAACCAAAGAATTTATCCATAAATGCGTGATCAGCCGGAGTATATTGACTGAAATCTTTATCAGCCATTGCTTCTGCTTTTGCTATAAGTTTTTTAAGAAAAGCAGTTGAGTATTTTTCTTCTTTTAAATTTTCTTCTAACTGTCTAGCACCCATTAGTTTTAATGCTTCGTCAATATATAGTGCAAGTTCGAAGTCTAGCTGTGTA